ATTCTGCCAATGTACAAATGCTATCACAGCAAATGGGTTCCCTTTTGCGTGATGCCGTTGATACAGAGACAGTGAATGGTGACAAGGCATTTTTTGAGCAGGTCGGCAGTGCTGCTGCTCAAGCCAGAACGACCAGACATGGGGATACCCCATTGATGGACACACCCCATGCTAGACGCATGGTCACTCTAACCGATTATGAATATGCGGATCTTATTGACGATCAGGATAAGTTGCGCTTACTAATTGATCCAACATCAACTTATGCCAGGGCTGCTGCGGCGGCGATTGGTCGGGCAATGGATGATGCCATTATTACTGCTCTTGGTGGAACAGCCAAGACAGGAACAACTGGTTCTACATCTACAGCTTTACCATCAGCACAAAAGATCGTGCATGGCAGTGCAGGGCTAACACTTGCAAAGATGATTTCAGCCAAGAAAATTTTGGATGAAGCGGATACTGATCCGTCTATTCCACGATACATGGTTGTATCCCCAGAGCAAATCGAGGACTTGCTTAATCTATCAACCGTGACAAGCGCAGATTACAATACTGTAAAAGCTCTTGTTCAAGGTGATATTGATACGTTTATGGGCTTTAAGTTCATTCGTTCCAATCGCCTAACGGACGATGGTACAAGCAGGCTTTGTTACGCTTGGGCGCAAGAAGGCTGTAAGTTGGCTATCGGTAAAGAGCCAACGGCAAAAATAGATGAGCGAAGCGATAAATCATATGCTACGCAAGTTTATTATTGTTCATCATTTGGTGCGACTAGGATGCAGGAAACTTCTGTCGTCCAAATCGCCTGTAACGAATAAGGAGGACTGAATTATGGCTACTGTTTATTCTGTACAAAAAACCAAGTGGGATCAAAATGATCCGAAAGAAAACATCAAGCCCAATGAGATGGGTGGCCGAATGAGGGTTGCGTATGCGCTCTATGAAGCTTCCAGCCTAGCGTCTGGTGATGTTATCGAAATGTTCAACTTGCCAAATGGCGCAAGAATACTCTCAGGAGAGCTTGTCCATGATGCAATGGGTTCATCAACAACCTTGTCTGTAGGCCATGCTGCTTATAAGGACAGTGACGGCACAGACGTTGCGCTGGACGTTGATGAGTACAAAGCTGCTGCTGCAAGCACGAGCATTACGACAGTGGATATTGCTGCTACGTCTGCACTAGGAAGAAATTCCGTTGTTGATGCAGACAAGGACGGTATTCCTATTACTGTTGTGATGGGTGGTGCTGCTGGTACAGGCACCGTTGAACTCACAATGCATTACGTCATTGATTAAATAGTCGGGGGGAGCAATCCCCCCTTCTTTTTTTCTAGGAGAAACGAATGGCATCTAAAGTCGATATAGCGAATTTTGCGCTAAACAGCATTGGTGCAAGCACCATTAGCTCTTTATCGGAAAACACGAAGGCGGCGATTGTTATTAATCAGCGCTTTGATAGTGTGCGTGATTCCGTTTTTAGATCCCATCCCTGGAATAGTCTTATTACCAGAGCAACCTTATCGCAGGATAGCTCTGCTCCTAATTTCGGCTATACATACCAATATGTATTGCCTACCGATCCTTATTGTCTCAGGGTGCTTGAGTTTAGCAACGGCACCTTAACATACCCAATGGATAACATGACAAGCACTGATGGTTCGCCTGTTTTCGTTATTGAAGGCAGAAAGTTATTAACCAATGAAGGAACGGTAAAAATCAAGTATATCGGGCAAGTCACCGATACAACACAATATGATTCCAGTCTCATAGATACATTAGCGGCACGATTAGCCCATGAAGTATGCTATGCGATTACAGGAAGCACCTCCCTTACCAATACCACTTATTCGCTTTATCAGGAAAAGCTCAAAGAAGCACGTTTTGTTGATGCGACAGAAGGCGCACCACAGCGCATTGAAGCATCAGACTTTATTGAGGCAAGATTCTAAATGGCGAAATCGGCACCAGCCTTATCGTCCTTTACTGGCGGTGAATTATCACCAAAATTAGAAGGCAGAGTAGGACTCCAGAAATACCGTGAAGGTCTATCAGAGCTAACTAATTTCCTTGTGTTGCCGCAAGGCGGTGTAACACGAAGGCCAGGCACAGAATTTCTAGGCGAGGTCAAAGATAGTGACGATACCACACGATTAATTCCATTTCAGTTTAAAACCAGTGATACTTATATTCTGGAATTTGGCGATAGCATTATGCGTGTGTATCGCAAGGATACAGATGGAAATCCTAGACAGACTTTAAGCTCTACAATCAAGGCTATAACTGGCATTACACAAGCTAACCCTGGTGTTATTACAGCTACAAGTAACGGATATAGCAATGGAGATGAAGTTTATATTGAAATAGATAACTCCGGCAACTCCATGACACAATTGTCAGGCCGTAATTATCTGGTTGCAAATGTTACAACCGATACCTTTACCCTGACTGATTTGCATGGCACGGCGATCAATACCACTTCCATGACGGCTTTTGCCAGTGGGGGAACGCAGACAGCTACGGAAATCTATGAAATAGCAAGCCCTTATCCTAGCAGCGTATTGGCTGATGTTAATTTTGTGCAAAGTGCTGATACCATGTATTTTGTGCATCCTAGTTATGCTATCAGGACATTAACAAGATCAGCAGACAATAACTGGACATTTGCCACGCCTAGCCTGACAAGTGCCAGTTTAAGCCTAAATGCAAGTGCGAATAATTATCCAAGTGTTGTGACCTTTTTTGAGCAAAGGCTGGTTTTCGGGGCAACAAATAGTTACCCACAAACTTTGTGGTTTTCCAAGAATGGAGCTTATACTGATCATACTGTTGGCAGTAATGCCGATGATGCTTTGAATTACACATTAGCGAGTAATACGGTCAATGAAATAAGGTGGTTAAGTGCAACTAGAGTGCTAACCATTGGTACGTCTGGTGGCGAATATGTTCTGACCACCGATTCAAACGGCCCTATTACGCCGACAACAACACTCATTAGAAAATACAGCAACTACGGCAGTGCTAAAGTTGCTCCGATACAAGTAGCGGATGTTACGCTTTTTCTTCAAAGAAACAAAAGGAAAATAAGAGAATTTCGCTATGTCGGCGATGTCGATGAAGAAGGCTATGCTGCGCCTGATATGACGATTCTCAGTGAGCATATTACTGAAGGCGGTATTACGGAATTTGCCTATCAGCAAGAGCCGGATTCTATTGTCTGGTGTTTAAGGGCTGATGGCACGTTATTAGGCATGACGTATCGCAGGGAAGAACAGGTAGTTGCCTGGCATAAGCATGTCATTGGCGGTTCTTTTGGCACAGCAAAAATTACGGTTACGGATTATGCAAACATTGCGACTAGCTCGACAATCACATTAACAAAATCTGATGGAACAGAAGTTGTTTTTACAAGCGATGCTGTAGGAAGTTCTGATCCTTCTTCTACGTTGCATTTCAGGCCAAATACAAGCAACAATGCTTCTGCGACTCTTATTGCTACAGCTATTAATGCTAATAGCAATTTTACAGCAACGGCGAGTACTAATGAAGTCACTGTTGTTGATAGTGCTGGCAGTTATTTAGTTTTAGCCTCCTCTGATAGCACCCGATTAGCCGTTACATCAGAGTCACAGGCGGTAGTGGAAAGTATAGCAACTTTGCCAAGCGAAAGCGGTGAAGATGAATTATATATGATTGTAAAGCGAACCGTGAAGGGATTGGTTAAAAGATATGTAGAGCGATTGAAGTCCATTGATTTTGGCAATTCAACAGAAAAAGGTTTCTTTGTTGATAGTGGCCTTTCCTATCCTTCAACATGGCCGACAGCAGGAACAGGCGCAACGGCAATGACAGGGCTATATCATCTTGAGGAAGAAGTTCTTGAGATTATGGCTAATGGTGCAGCCCATGCTAATCGCACGGTATCCAGTGGCGGTGTAACGCTTAGTTTTAGCTCTACAACGGCTGTTATGGGGTTTCCTTATGATAGTGTTATGCAAACGCTAAGATTGGAGTCAGGAAGCGCTGATGGCACCTCACAGGGCAAACCCAAGCGGTTACATGGCGTAACGGTTCGTTTGTATCGTTCAGTGGGTCTGGATGTGGGTGCAAGCTCCGATTCTTTGGAAACGCTGAGTTTTCGGGATAGCTCAATGGCTACGGATACAGCCGTGCCTTTATTCACTGGCGATAAGGAAATCGAATTTACAGGCGGTTTTTTTGAAGATGACCGTGTGTATATCCGGCAAACCCAAGCTTTACCTTTAACCGTCTTGGCTGTTTATCCAAGACTTAACACGTTTGATATATGATATGTTTTGGCAAGTAGTAACAGCAGGCACAGCCTTATTAAATGCTTTTACGCAAAAAGCAGCGTATGATAACGCCGCAGATGCGGCAAGAGAAGTAGGCGAGAAAAACGCACAATTAATTGAACGTGATATTGATTTGCTAGGAAAGCAAATTGATATTGTTAACACCAATCACAATGTCTTTAAAACCAGGCGCAAGATTGGCCTGGATCAAGTGCAAAGCGAAGTAAGGGCTAATACTGCTTTTGCCAATATTGATATAGCCAGTGAAACCACCTTTGAAGTTTTATCACGCAATGCCAGAGAATATGATTTTGAAATGGCAACAGCCGATTTCAATAATGAAGTGGCGAATATGCAGCTTACGGACGCACAGGAAGATAAGCGCCTAGCTGCTGAATTGTCACGCATGGAAGGCGGCGCACAGGCGGCTAGTTTGCGCTCACAAGGCACATCATCATTAATCAGCGGTATAGGCCAAACAGCAAGGCTGGCCGATCAGTATGGGTGGTTTAGCACATGAGAATACCTTTATATCAATCGCAAGTTGCACCCACCAGTGAAGCTCCTGGCAGGCCAATAACCACGAGATACAATGCAAATACGGCTGTTCAATCTGAATTGGCTAAAGCCAAGCCTATGAGCACAGCGCTTACAGAGATCGGCGAGTTTGCCAGGGTTCGCTATGAAATGGCAAGGGATAACTTGCTTAATGAGGCTACATTGGGGGCTGATGAGAAAATCTTTGAAGCTTTTAATGAAATGAAGGAAAGCAGTGATTTTAACAGGGTATTGGATGGTGAAAATCCTTTGTGGAACCAGCGTGTTGAAAAGATTAAAACTGACTTGCTTAAAACGCTAGGCAAAGACCGTTACAGCAATGATAAGTTTAATGCGTATTTTAATCAGTCTGAATTGCGTCATCGGTTTAAGCTTAGAGGTGTGATTGATACAAAGGTAAAGCAGGCTGCTATTCAATACAGAAATATGGAGCATAGTAAATATTGGGAAACTTATGGGGTTGTTAATGGAGATATAGAAGAAGCAAAAAAAAGTTTACAGTTACTTGCTTTAGGCAATAAAACTTTAGCGGATAAAAAAGTAAAAGGGCAATCTTATGTCGCTTCTCTTGATAAAATGGGCAAGCAGACAAAAGCGACATTATATCTTTCTGCTAAAACTTCTTTAGAGAAGTATGTTTTTGATAGCAAAAATGTTGTACCAACTTTGATTGCGGAGAATATTCTTCAAAGTGTTATGAATAATGACACAAACGCTGATAATAGCTATACATCCCAATTGCTTAAATTAGTAAAAGAAACACATGGGCCTCTCGAAGTTTTAAAGCTTATAAATAATGTTGCAAGTATGGGGAAAGCGTTTGAAACTTTAGAGCAAAGAAGTGAAGTTTTAGAAGCTAAGAAATTTGAAGAATATAATAAAGAGCTTAATTATGCAAATAAGATTTCTAAGAGGATTGAGGCTGATTTTCATAAAGCACAAGTGATCGAAATTAATTCTGGATTAAATGATTACAATTTTAAAAGCAAAAATTGGGGTGATGTCTCAAAATTAGGGTCAGAAATTGATAAAAGCCAAATTGAATTAGAAGCTCTTAGGACAAGGGCAAGTGAATTAGGAGAGGTAGAATTAGAGCGAAAAATTGCTGAAAGCCTAGAAGGGCTGCAAATTCTCCAAGATAAAGCTGTTCTGGGCAGTGAATGGAATAAAACCATGTCTTTCGGTGAAAAAAGCAAGTTAATGGGGATGATTAATTCCGGGCAAAGTATTGATGACGTTTTTGGGATAGAAACAAATTTTGATACAATTGACACAAAAACAAATGAAGGTTTGGCGGTTGCTGAGTATTTGCAAGATTTGTGGGATAAAGAAAAAGAAAATCTTAAAAAATCTCAAAATGATCTAACTGGATGGGGGTTAAACAATATTGATAGTGCTGAATTTAGAGATAAACCTGAGAACATAAATTTAGAATTATTATTAAGAAAAAGCGATAATGATACAAAAGCAGAAATAAATAAATTAGTTAGCTTTGCCACACAAGTTCATCAAGATCCGGCTTTAGGGCAAGATCAAGCGGCTGATATTAATTATTTGCCAAAAGAATTAGCCAATCAGCTTAATAATCAAGTTTTTGCACAATCAAGTGACATAGGTAATCTTGGGGTTTTACAAGCTTTATTTGAGCATTTTGAACCACACGGCATTTATGATGATGTTTTAAAACAATTAGGAAAAGATGAAGCATTATTTGTTGTTGGTGATTTAATTAGAAATGGCAACAACGACCATGCTAGAAAAGTTATGGCAGGGTTAAGGGCATTAAAAAACAACCCTAATGTTGTTGTTGGTAGCTTGAAGAAAATAGACAGTTTTATAACTCCTTTTCGGGAAGGTGACGTTTTGGATCTAACCGATCCAGCTATGGCACAAACAGCAGAGTTATATGCAAAAGCTGCACAGGCTTGGCTTATTACAGATTCTAATACAGGTGGTAAATATGACTTGCCACCTGATGCATCAGATGAAGAAAAAATTACTATGGCAGTACAATTCCAAAAAGATGCCGAAACTGCTTTACAAGTTGTATTAGGTCAAATTGATACTGGATCGGACAATCCTGTAGGTGGGATGCAAAATGTATTTAGTTATGATGATGGGGATGAAAATAGAACGCTAGTACCAGATTTTTTTACAAAATCAGATTTATTGCTTTACATGAGTAGGTTTGATCCAATGAAAGATGCTAATCTTTTTGGTGGTCAAATGATTGACGAGAATGTAGCAAAAGACATTCGTGCTGGTGAAAACATAAAAATAATGCCTGTTGCTACTCCCAACACAGACGAAAATCTTTATCTTGTTTACCATGAGCAACCAGATGGCAGGTTTTTACCTGTTCCTGTTCTTGATGATTCAAAGATTCCTACAGGCAATTTATTACAGATTAATTTTCAAAATAAAAGAATTGGGAAGTTTCAAGAGCTTGAAGCTATAGATGCCGCAAAAGATTTGGAATTTACTTTTCGAGGAGAAACTTTCACAAGTTTTAACGAATATAAACTGCAAAAACAGGCAAGTGCTGACAAGGCAATAAGGTCTAATGTTGGAATGATGCTTTATAAAATCGGAATTGAATCTGACTTAATTCAGTCATTTGGCAGTCTTGAAACTTGGCAAAGTCCAGATGTTGCTTGGGTGGATCTTCCAGAGGATAAAAAACAAGAATATGAAAAGTTATGGAACAAGCATAAGGGAAATTTTAAGGCATCAGCGCAGCAAGGCTGGGATATGCTTAGAAATGATTTCATGCCTTGGTTTAAGGAGGTTATGACTGAGCCAGGATTGCCAGGTGGGTTTGGAAGGCCCAGGAATTAATGATTTTTACAAAAGCTACTGATAGGTCAACTTTCAGCATCAGAGAGGCGGCACAAAGGGGGGCATACTCTTTTGCTGACAACTATTCTAGTTCTGTAAGGATGTTTAATGCTTTAAATGCCAGTGATGGGCAAGGTTATGTTTTAAATGAAATATGGAGTCCTATTGTCGAGAGAGTTAATGAAGTAGCAGAGGAGAACGGTTTAGAAATTCCAGACAACCCTTATTTAAGTTCTGCATCTGATTTTTTAGATATAGATATTATGGAAACTTTGTCTGGGCCAGAAAGGTCTACAGCTTTTTCTTATAAAAAACAAATTGTTAATCCTGGCGCACAATTGCAGAATTTTAGTTCTATTGATATTTTGAATCAAGTTAAAGATGATGAAAAGTATAAAGTATCGCAACAAATTATTTTTGATTTTATTAAGCAACATCAAGATTTATTCCCTGAGTTTAAAGATTTAACAGACAAGAAAATTTTTGAAAATGCCAAGGCTCTTGCTTTAGAAATACAAAGTGATGCAACAGAAATATCTGAATTATCTCCTGGTTTTAATTCTGGGTTTGCTCGCTTTTTAGGCACGGCTGAAGGAGCTATTACTGATCCTAAGATAATGGCAAGTTTGGTTCCAAGCGTGGCGGTGTCTTTTGTGCCAGGGGTTAATATCTATGGGCTTGCTGTAACAGAGGGGATTATTGCTGCTGGCACCGAAGTGTTTATCCAGGAAGATGTAAAGGAATGGTACGAAGAATTAGGGCTTGATTACACTCCAGAACAGTTTCGCAATGCTGTTATCACTGCCGGGTTTTCAGCAACAGGTGCTACTTATTTTTTACACATTGCTGGCAAGACTATTCAATTAACCTTAGGCCAAATGAAAAAAGGCTATAAAGCTTTTAAAGAAGCTGGTGTTTATAAGAATAATCCTGTGCAAGAGCAAAGAGATAATGCACTAGAAAGAATAACTGAACAAAATAAAGCAGCCACTATTTACGAGGGATTAGACCCTGATAATTTAAGCAACACACCAGCTTATACAGAATTTAGCACAAAGATTAATGCAGTAGCGAATGGTCAGCCTATTCCTGTTAATCCGCAAAATAAAATAGCACCAGAAGCATTAGATGACTTCACAAAGGAAGTTAGCACAAAAACAATTACAATTTCACAAGTCGCAAAAATAAACGATAAAAATATAGACTTAGACCTTAGTATTGTTAAAGAAACGAACAAGCTCAAAAAAGAAGAAAATATAGTATCTCCAACTTGGGAAGCTAGTTTTTATAATTTTGAAAAAGCTACCAAAATTATTGAAAACAACCCTAAAATTTTAAAAATATCTGATAAAGAATGGGATAAATATAGTCCTTTTAACCCTGATAGCAATAAAAACATGAAAGATTTTGGTATTTTTGATGATGATACTTTTATAGATGTAGGTCGTTTAAGACAGCAAGCTATTCCTAAAAATAAACAAATAGATACTTCTACGAAACCAATAAATCAACTTGCTAAAAGTTTACAAACACAAAATGAAATACCAGAAAAACTAAACTTGGGTAAGTTAAAAGCTGAAGCTGAAAAAGACGTTACAACTGTTTATACAGAAGCACATCAAGCTAAAGAAACGGCTATCCGCAAAAATGTAGGGGATGATGCCGCTGATGTTTATCAATCTGCTGGTATGGCAAAAGCTAATAAGCTGGCTGAAAAGCGACAAGGGAAAGGCCCAGGATTAGGTAATCCTAGGGGGCGTTTGGATGATGCCACCGTCACGGTTCGACAGGTTGAATTGAAGGATGTTAATTTAGATAACTTTGATGATCCGATTGAAGGCATGGATTCAAATTTAGAAGCGTTAAAAGCTGAAGCCTTGGAAAATGTAGGCGGTGATATAACGAAGGAAGTGGATATTCCCTTAGAAACAGTAGGTGATGAAGTCACGGTAGAAGTAACTTCATTAGGAAAACTGCAAAAATCATTTGAAGAAGAAGATGCGCTTGAGAAAGCCGTTAGTGGGTGCGCCTAATGAGTTATAAAAAATGTGTAGAAATCAATCTTGATAAGGATATTTCAGGGTTAACTAACGAGCAGAAAAAAGCTTATAAAGATGAGCTTTTTCAAAGATATGATGAGATTTATAATGAATTAAGCCAGAATTTTACCCCTGCTATAGCGGCAAGGGAAGCAGCCGAAAGAGTAAAAAAACAAAAAACTTATGAAAAGAAATTAAGGCAATACCGTAAGTTATTACAGTTTAGTTCTTGGGCTGAAATTAAAAAGGACATGAATGAATTTGTAACGCCTTTTGGGGAAAAAGACAT